ATCGTCTATCCTCACTTTCACGAACTTATGCCCGCTCTTTGAGCCGTCAGAGCCGTATCGCACCATTGAAGCCACGGTCTTTTTAGACAGCCCGTACACCTTGCCTAACTTCTCTGACGAGTCCTCTACTACAAGAGGCAATTCGTACCTATCGGCTGTTACCGCAAGCCATAGATACTGTTGTTTCATGACTGTCCTCCGTCCATAGATGCCGACATTACCAGCATCATGTCCTCCATAGTCATCTCTGAAAACTCTTTATGATACTGTTCTACCCACTCGCTAAGTCGCGCATCATACGCATCTGCATCGAGTCCCAGCAATTCCAGACTACGCCTTATCAGCATGAGTTCTCTTACGAATCTTTCAGCGTTTCTGTACGCTATCATTCTTACTCCGTTCATAATGCCTCCTGTATTCTGAACAGCCTTGTAACTTCTCTTTTCTTCTCGGTGCTCGTTATCACTGAGTCTGGGCACTTTCTGAGAACGATCTTTGCGACATCCTCAAGAACCTTTTCCAGCGAGTATCCAGTCACATCGAGAAACTGCGCTCCTCCGATATCATCCCACACCTTGATGTACTCAGCTCCAGTATGATGCTCGTTGGCGTATCTGATGCCTCCGAAGTCCTGCATAGGTTTCAGCACTTCGCTGAGCTTCTTTACATATTCCCTCTTCTCTTTTGCATACATATCTGTTTCCTCCTTAAACCAAGTTCGGGAGAGCGCGTAGCCCTCCCGACAGCAATACTCTTAGAAAGGCATATCGTATGGGGCAGGCGCGAATCCGCCCATTCCTTCAGATGAGCCGCCCTCTTTCCATGGTGGCAGATCGTCCTGCTTGTCAGCCTTGATGAAATAGCTGATGCGCTCACGCTTCTCTCCGTTGTACAGCTCATGTTTAATCATGCAGGCGCCTACCTTGCCGACCCAGTTAGCAGTATTGAAATCTCCGTCGCTGATATCCTTGAAACTGTCAAAGAACTGAGTCAGCTTTCCGTTAGTAATCTCCGGTCTATCAGACATGAATACGAGGTAGTAATAGAGCACTTTGTTCGAGCCGCTTACATCGAACTGGAATACGAGCATATCATTGCCCTTTGAACTCATGGCCTTTTCCACAGACCTCACTCTGATTCTGTATTTGCCCTCTGGCAACGGTTCAAAATGCTGTTCCTCTCTGTGATAATCCCATGCCATAACTATTTATCTCCTTTCGTTTTGAACTTGCAGAAATCTTCGACCTTACAGGTCTTTCTGTCATCTATCTGATTCTTCGCGTATATGTTCTGCGTAGCCTCAAGCAGTATTCCATGTTCTCCATCCTTATTGACGAGAATCTTTCCCACTACATCACAGAGTCCGCAAATATTGTCTACGATCTTGAGCGACATCTTTGGAATCAACTGCGAATACGATGTTCCGTCTGGGCTGACGATGTTTCTGACATCTTCCCATGCAGTCCATACGATATTTACTCCGAGCGACTTCATGTATCTCAGCGAGTTTACCAGCTTGAACTGCATGTACTGATAATCTGCTTGCGCCGGCACTCCCTTATTCTTGCCCTGTCTACCCAAGTCCGAAAGTATACATCTCTCAAGTTCACTGATGTTATCTACGGCTATCGTTTCGAAGTCGAGCTTACCGTTCTTCTTCATTTCCACAAGCTCATGAAGCGTATTCGTCCAATCCTCGAATGTATTGATGTTATCGATTTTGACAGTATACACATTGTCGATGTTCTTTACCACTTCATGCTTTGCGAGAGTCCTGTCGATAGTACGATCTACATCGAGAACCAGCGTCTTTCCCTTGCTTGCTTCAGCTATCAGCCCGATTGCCGTAGATTTTCCCACCCCTGGCGGGCAGTACAGCAACGCAGTGAATGGCAGTTTGTCATTGCCGACCTTGCTTATTTTAGTTATTTCCATTCCCTCTCCTTTCGAAGTTTACATACTCCATATCTCTGTCATAATTGTTGCATATCTGAGCGTACTCACACAGCCTGTTCCAGTGATGGCAATACGCTGGATTCTTGTAAAAGATTCTCTTGGTCTCAGCGCGTTCCATCTCGTCGCACATCTGAGTAAGGCTATCTCTGAATTCCTCAAGGAATTCATCGGAACGAGCCACTTCGATACATCTGATTTTGGAACCTGTATCCTCAGCGTACCAATCAACCATGCGCTGATAAAACTCCTCATCGCTCTCAGACTTCTTCTGTCTGATGGTCGGCTTCTGTATGATCGTATACATCATCCTGTTAGTGCCATATGCCAGCATATAGCAAGGAATCTGCTCATCCCATTCGAGACTGTATTCGTATTCATCGAGATTCGAGCTTGTGGTTTTATGCTCTACGAGGTAGCCGTTATCAGCCACTCCGTCGACTCTCCCTACTACTGAGTGTCCGTGAGGCAGTTCATACGAGAACCATTCTTCCACGGCTCTGACTTTGAACTTCGGATATACATACATCTCATACGCCTTTGCCATAGCGGATGTCTTACTGAAGTCTGAATCATCGAAGGAGCCAGTCTTGTATAGTTCCTCGAGTTTACTGTGATACGATCTTCCAGTCTCGAGGGCTGTAGCGGTCTCTACTGGCTCCAGCCCCTCGATGTATTTCAGCTCATACGCTCGTCTGCATGACTTGAAGAGTTTTACTCGGGATATGCTTACTCTCATTTCTTCTTTGCCTCTTTCAGTCTTGCTATGAGGTCTCCGATGAGGTCTTCGTCATCATCGTCATCCTCATCCTCTTCCTCGAGAGCCTTGATAAACTCCTCGATTCCCTTCTCGCACACCTCTGGAGCGAACACATGAGTCAGCCCGACCTTCAGCAGTGCCTCGAAAACATCACCCGACTCTTCGCTGTGCTCTTTCATGGAGTCGCGAATCTTCGAGATTCCGTATACCAGCTCGGATACTATATCAGACATCGAGCCTGTAATCTCGAGCGAGATATTACCCTTGTTTACATCCATTTTTACCATTTTATTTTTCCTCCTGTTTATCTGCGTCGATAACTAATCTTATCTTTGCCTCGGTCAGAGGCGTAGGTGACTGTAATCCTCTTTCCACATGGCTCACAGTCATGATATTGATTCCGCAAAGTTTTGCGAAGTCTCCCTGTGATAACTTATGCGCGGCTCTGTATCGAACCATCTCGTCAGCTAATGCCATCGAACCTCCTCCTTTCTCATTAATCTATCGTCAGTTTTGGCGGCAACCCCACCGCCGCGTGTTTGATCGGCGCGACCGCCGCCATATCTGCGAACATAGCGTTAGCTTCTTCTTCGCTCATGTCATGGTCAGCCGCCCACTGGTCGAGCATTGCTGACGCTATTGCCATGACAGCCTCCCTGTCATCGATGTGTCTGACTATATCATTGAGTACAGATATAGTCTTTACTGCGAGTTTCGTTTCAGCTTTTGTCACTTGTATTTTCCTCCTTTTCGTATCTACGGGCTTGCAACCGTCAT